GAGCAACATATCTGCCGAGCAGGGCCAGTTGGAGGACAACCTCGCTGCCATGTACAATGAGATTGGCGAGCAGTACCAGGACTTCATAACAGGTGCCATCAAGGCAGAAAGCTGGCTCGTTGAGCACTACAAGGAAGTCGGTTCAGTCATTCTCGGTCTCATCGCATCCTACGGAGAGTACCAGGCTGCATTGAAGGTCACACGTGCCATTGAGAACACGATGGCAAAGCAGGCCAACGGCATAGAGCAGACGAGACAGAGCGAGCTTTCCGACATCTACGGCAAGTACTCTGACAACTCCGACATCATGGCTATCGGTCAAGAGACAGCCGCAGAGGAAGCCAATACCGCTGCCATCCTGCAGAACACAGCCTCCCGTGAAGGTAACGTGTCTGCCATCGACGAGCAGATAGCAGCCCTTGAGCGCAAGATGCTTGCCGAGATCGACGAGTACGACAAAATCATGGAAGGTGCTCAGTCTGCCATCGAAGCCGCCACGAAGAAGGAGGATGCCGCTGACAAGGAGATAGAAGTTCTCCAGCAGCAGGCAGACACCGCCAAGGAATATCTCGACATGTGCAATGACGAGGTGGATGCAGCCATCAAGTCCGGCGATGCACAGGAGATAGAAGCTGCTCGCAGGAACTACAATACAGCGGCCACGGAAGCAGAGAACGCAGAGAAAGCCCTCTCTGCCGCTCAGTCGAACAAGGAGCAAGCCGCCAGTGCCAAGCTGACAGCACAGAAGAACCTTGAGACTGCATCGAGCCGTAAGGTCGCCACACAGGAGAAGCTTACGAACTTCCAGAAAGCCGTCAGCGTCACTCAGACCAAGGCACAGACCACAGCCACAGGCTTATGGGTGGCAATGACGAAATCTGCAACCGCTGCACTCCACTCGCTGAAAGCTGCCATGCTTTCCAACCCATTCGGTGTGATACTCGCTGGTTTGACGACGATTATCTCGCTCCTGCCTATCTTCACGTCGGAGGCAAGTGAAGCTTCTGCAGAAGTGGAGCGCTTCGGAGAGTCGGCAGTCAAGCAGGTACGCAACCTCGAAACCCTGTTCGCAGTCATTGAGAACACCAACACGAACAGCAAGGTACACAAGGATGCCGTTGACGAGCTGGTAAAGATATATGAGGAGTATGGCTTTAAGATAGACGATGAGATTGACAAGCTGGAGCAGTTGCGCACCATGCACGACCTCGTTACCGAAGCCATCAAGAAGGAGGGTGAGGAACGTCAGAAAGCCAACCTCTTAGCCACCTATGAGGAAGCTCTGGAGGAAGCCACCACCAATATGCGTAATGCCCTGCAGAACGCTTTCGAGAATGCAGAGTGGGACGCATCCGGCACCTTCGACGATTGGGATGCCGAGGAGTACCAGGAAATGGCCAAGGAGCTTACAGCCATCATCGGTGGTATCATTCAGTCCGAGGGCGATGCTCTTGCCACACTCGAAGGTGATGAGCTGGAGGCAAAGATACAGGAGGTCAACGAGCGTATCAAGAAAGCCTATCAAGACATGGGCTTGCAGCTCTCCAAGGAGTTCATTCATACTGGTGCCGATGGTAAGGCCTACACGTTCGATTCCCCTGTCGATGTCGATGCCATTCAGATTATGCGCGACTATGTGGACGCAACCCATGCTGTCACGGAAGGTCGCAAGAAGCTGATTGAGTCATGGGATCAGGGCAAGAAGTCTGTTGAGAACGAGACAGAGGCTGTTGACTACTCCACCATGAGCATCGAGGATTTGGCGAAAGCCGCTGCCGATGCAAGTGACAAGGTGACAGACCTCGGAGATTCCTCTGCCAGTCCGTCAGTAGATAAGACGTCCATTGACGATGCAGGTGATGCAGCCAGCAACACCAAGACAGGCATAGACCTCTTGAACGGCTTGACAGCCAAGCCTCTCGTTGACACCACCTCTATCGGCATTGCCATCGGTCAGACGAACCAACTGCTCGGCAATATGTTCCAGATTGGTCAGATGGGTGGCGGTCAGAGTTCCTTCAGTCTCGGCTTCAATCCTAACAAGTTCGGCTTCGGTCAGTCCAGCACATTCAGTCTTTGGGGTGGCAAGAAGCCAGTATGGGGAACCATCGGAGGCAAGTCGGGCATTCAGTGGATGCCGGACATTCCCATCACAGACCCAGCTCTGCTTGCTCAGCAGGAGTTGAACAGCCGTGTCAATGGTGCCAATACCCAGAAGAAGGTCGATGATTTGTTGAAAGACGTCAACGATGCCCTCTCCAAGGCTGTCTTCGATAGTCCCGAATACAAGGAGCTTGAAGGCTTGAAGAAGCGCCTTGAAGCCAAGTCAAGGAAAGGCAACAGGAAGTCCGGCAATAAGAATAAGACCAACACAGCCGAGAAGATTGCCGATGAGCAGGAGAAGCTTGAGGACATGCAGGACGATTTGGCTTTCGAGCGTCTGCGCTCCAAGCAGGACATGGAGGCTCGTATTGCCGATGCCACCATTGCTGCTGAGCAGGATGCAGCCAAGAGAGTACGCATGTACCGTGAACAGCAGAACGCTGAGGAGATTCGTGCCATCGAGAAGCAGTCTGAGGATGCAGTCCGCAAGTACATCGAGGAGGAGAAGCGTATCTTCGAGCAACAGGAGAAGATCAAGAAGCTCCAGAACCCCAAGTACAAGGAGCAGAAGTTCGACGAGAGTACGGTAGATACATCTGCCATCACAGCCCAGTATCAGAGGCTCATCGACCTTACTAAGCAGCGCCAGTTTGGTGACATCGCCCGTGAGAACGCTGAGGCTATGACTGACTACATGAAGCAGTATGGTAGCCTGCAGGACCAGAAGAGAGCCGTCAATGAGCAATATGAGCGCAAGATAGCCGACGAGTCCAATGCCATCAGACGTGCAGCCCTGGAGAAGGAGCGTGACGATATGCTTGAGGCTCTTGACTTCCAGCAGCTACAGGAAGAGATAGACTGGGAAGCTGTCTTCAATGACCTCGACAGGCTGAGCACAAGTTCCCTGCAGGCACTCCATGATAAGTTGAAGGCAGCACTCGACGCAGGTGACATCACAGCGGAGAACGCAAAGGTTATCTCTGAGAGACTGTTGGAGATTGAAGACAAGATTTCCGACAAGACGAGCTTCTGGGGTTCCCTCATCCCTGCCTTGAAGGAGCGCGAGAGACTTACCCGTGCAGCCAAAGCCGCACAGGAGGAGTACAACCGCCTTGTCAAGGAGCAGGAGGCAGCAGAGCAGAAGGTAGTCGAGGCTCAGCAGAAGATACATGACGAGATTGTTTCCCTCTACGGACAGGACATAGACCTCAGCAAGATCAGTGTCGAGGGTAAGCTTCAGTTGTATAACGAGCTTGGTGTCGATGCCACAACCGCTGCAGGTCAGCAGCTCACTGAGGCCTTCGGTCTTCTTGAGACTGCCACCATAGACCTCACGAAAGCTGAAGAGGATGCCAAGAACGGCAAGAAGAAGTCTGAGGACGCTAAGAACCTGCTGAATGGCGGTTCCATCGGTGACATCTTCAAGAAAGCGCAGGAGGCAGGCGGTGGCGGTGTTATGGGTATCATAAGCATCGTCAATCAGAACGCTCAGAGCCTTGCGGACTTCGTGGATAAGGTTGGTCTCGAGAACACCGACTTCGGTGAGGCAGTACATGGCTTCGCAGACGGTGTGGCTGGTTTCCAGTCTGCCATCCAGTCGTTGGCCAGTGGCGACATCATAGGAGCAGTGAACGGAGTCCTTGACGGCATAGCAGGCTTCGGTCGCTCGTTCATATCCATCTTCGCAGGTGGTGGCAATGAGGAGGAAATGGAGAAGCGCATTGAGGAACTGGCTAAGGCCAACGAAGGCCTTTCTTCTGCCATTGACTCCCTCGCTGAGCGTATCGCAAGCAGTAACACTACAAACAGGGAGTCCGTTGAGGCTTACAAGCAGGCATTCCAGGCAGAGCAGGAATGGGAATCCAACCAGCGAGAAGCCATCAATGCCCGTGCCTCAGAGTATGCCAACAGCGGTTACGGCTTCCTTGGTCTCGGTGGTAAGCACTCGTTCAACTACTACATGGCCGGCAACGGATGGGAAGGATGGAAGACCCTCTCTCAGACCTTGAAGGAGCATGGCGAGAATGTCAACGTGAACAAGGATAACTTCTGGTCGCTCACTCCGGAGCAGATGAAGATACTCCGTGACTTCGCACCATCCGAATGGGCAGCACTCATGAACGGTGACGGACACAGGAACCCGATAGATTTGGTCAATCAGTACATCGACAGGGCAGGCAAGCTCGAAGAGATTACGTCCGCCTTGAACGAGAAGCTGACAGGCTACTCATGGGACGGCTTCAGAGACTCCTTCGGCTCACTCCTTACTGATATGAGCAGTGACGTGGAGGACTTTGCCGACAACATGGAGAATGTCCTGTCGAAGGCCATCCTCAACTCCCTGCTGACAGCGAAGTACAAGGACAGGATTGATGCCTTGTACAAGATGATTGCCGATGCAGCGATGGATGATAATATCACCAAGGAGGAGGCTGATGCCATCAGAAACACCAACAAGCAGATTGCCGAGGACATGCTTGCCGACAGGCAGATGTTGCAGGATTTGGGTATCATCAATTCCAATGGCTCGGAGTACTCGCAGGAAGCCTCTAAGAAAGGCTTTGCCGCTATGGGGCAGGAAACGGCAGAAGAGCTGAACGGACGCTTCACAGCCCTCCAGATAGCAGGTGAGACGATTGCCGCACAGGCTGTTCAAATCTACGGACAGATGATAGTGATGAGCCAAGTCCATGTGTCGAGCAACAGCTACCTCTCAGAGATAAGGAATATGATGATAACGGCCAACTCCTACCTTGAAGACGTGGCGAAGTACAGCAAGAAGATGTACCTGGAGTTCACGGAGAAGCTGGATGATCTGGTCGATAACACTAAAAATATGTAAGCTATGACAGGTGACGTAACGATAAACAACTACGATGCCTTCACTCGCTGGGGTGTGAATCTTGAGGACGGTGCTTTGTCGGCCCTCATGACCCCAGCACCCATGAAGGAGTTCATTGAGAGCAAGAGCCGTGTCGCTCACGGCAAGAAGATTATCACCAAGGCACCGAAGGTCGATGCAAGGGAGGTGACTCTTCCGTTCCACATCATGGCCAAGACGAAGGAGGAGTTCTTTGACAAGTACAACCTCTTCTGCGAGGAGGTGCTGAAGCCCGGTGCCTTCACCTTGAAGACGAAGTACCAGCCTCAGAGGACGAAGATAGTAGGCGGTGTGGCACAGACCATCCCAGAGGTGGTGTATCACCTCGTGTACCTCTCCTGTACGCAGTTCAGCCAGTATGACCAGCGCCTCGGCAGGTTCTCGCTGAAGGTCGCTGAGCCAGACCCCACTAACAGAGTAGCAGAAGTAACGACATGATACAGATAAAGCGATTAGACAACACCACGGTACTGACGCTTGCCGACGTGCCGGAGGGTTCATTGGTTCACAGGGAGCTGATGGGCGACCACTATGTGAAGTTGCCCTTCACCTTGGAGAACCCTGTCTATCTGCATCTTGGCGACTACGTTGAGATTGCTCCCTACGGACGCTTCGAGCTGACTGAGCCGTATTCACCAAAGTACAACAGAGAGACGGCAGGCTATGACTACACCCTCCAGCTGGATGCGTACTACGTCAAGTGGAAGAACAAGACGGTAAGGTACATGCCTACCGCCAATGCCAGCGAGACGTCGTTCAAGCTGACAGCCGCCATCGGCACCCACTTGAACGTCATTGTGAACGGCATCAATGCCCTCGGAGGCAAGGACACGAACTACAGGTACAACGGCTCTCAGTCGTTCACCTGGTCCTTGACGAACTTCCCTGCAGACAAGGTGAATGCCGCCAAGTTCAAGGAGTACAACAACACCGACTTCATCACGGCTCTGAGCGACCTCGCACAGATGTATGACTGCGAGTGGTGGGTGGAGGCCAACGTTATCCACTTCGGACGCTGTGAGCTGAACGCTACGGCTGTGGAGTTTGAGATAGACGTGAACATGGAGGAAATGTCCGGCTCGGAGTCCAAGGCAGACTATGCCACCCGTATCATCGGCTTCGGATCTGACAGGAACCTCCCGAAGAACTACCGTGCGAACCAAGGTGCTGACGTCACCCAGAACGGAGTGGTGCAGAAGAGGCTTATGCTCCCTGCCACAGGACAGCACGCTTGCCCCTACGGCTATCTGCAGGACGGCAACCTTGCCAATGAGACGGAGGCCATCGAGCTTGTCGTGGTGGACGACGACATCTACCCTCGCACCAACTGCGTGGTAGGTCGTGTCGAGACCTACGAGAACTCCTACGAGGACGAAGAGACCCATGAGACGGTCACACAGACGTTCTACAGGCTTTACGACAAGAGCGGCTTCCACTTCTCCAGCGACTACATTTTGGAGGGTGAGACGCTTCACATGATATTCCAGAGCGGTTCCATGAACGGCATGGACTTCGAGTGCCACTATGATGATGAGCACGGCTACTATGAGGTCGTAGCCAACGAGGACTACGGACGTCTCTTGCCGGACACCAACCTGCACCCAGCCGTTGACGATGAGTTTGTGCTGGTCGGATGGGACAGCACACAGATTGGCAACACAGGTCTCATCGAGTCTGCTGAGGAAGAATTGTACCAGGCTATCGCTGCCAAGCTGCAGGAGATAAAGAAAGATCCGAACACGTACAACTGCAAGCTGATGTCGGACTGGTATGCCGAGAAGATGGAGGACGACAACCTCACCTACTACTCTCTCGGACAGCCCGTGACGATTGTCAACCCCACCTTCTTCAGCGGCAGTCGTGATTCGAGGATAATAGGCTATGAGCTGAAGCTCGACTTTCCGTATGACACTCCCGAATATATGGTCGGTGAGGCTGGAGCGTACTCACGTTCCAAGGCTATGGAGGAGAAGATTGACTCTCTCACGGTCAATGGCCAGACCTACAACGGCAATGGCAACGGGAACGGCAGCGGCATCTACCTCATCACCACTACAAGCCAGACCCCTGCGAGCGACTTCAATGCCTACTCCGCTGCAAGGAGCGACAAGCAGTTCCTTCACAGGGACAGGGCAGACACGGCATTAGGCCCTATTACCCACAGGCAGAAATCGACCCATGAGGCAGGTGCCCAGTTCGGACAGACGTTCACTCCTGGTCTTGTCGGTGTCGGTGGTCAGATTGACGGACAGGGACGTGCGGAACTGCGCTCCTTGAAGCTGTGGGAATGGCTGGAGGTGCCGGAGCTGAGATACAACAGAGTGACCATATACACAGGCATCCGTTGGGACACCTTCGGAGGCGGCATCATAGAGACTATCACTCCAGACGCTAACGCTGAGACAGGTTCGGGAACACTGAAGCTCGACGACGGCGAGATTGGAGCCATTGCGGTAGGTGATCTGTGCATGGGTATATGGCACGACACCAGCGGAAACGCTTCTGCCAACAGCGATGATAACGTCGGTAACTTCACCTTTGCAGGTTTCAAGACGGTGTATTTCCAGATTACAGGGGTTAGCGGTGCCCACAATCAGAACTTCACCTACTTGCTGAGAGGCCAGGCACAGGGAGGTAACGGCTTCCATCCTTTCGTCGGAATGCACTTCGCTGGCCGAGGCAATATCAGCAACACGGCACGTCAGGCTTTCACCTACACCACCACGGAGTACAGCCTCTCGCTGAGGAACGTCAGCACATGGCAGTTCCAGCCCGAGAACTACTACGAGATTCACGGGCACATCGAGGGTTTCAGTATGCCGGCTATCGACAGCGCAGGACAGCCATACACGAAAACATTCCACGGATATGGCCAAGTGTTCGGTAATGCCTATATATTCGGTCAATTAGACCAGTTCGAGCGCATATCCTATCGTTGCTTCATTGAACAATCTTTAGGCGGCTCACTGGCTCCAAATGAGACCGAGGATGTCGCAGTAAGCGTTCTCAACGGCTACGGTGAGGACGTGACAAGTCAGTTCACTCACATTGCGGTTACGAGGAACACTGGCGACGTGGCATCAGATGCTTTGTGGAACGCTCAGCATACCGAGGTGACGAACCCCTTCCAGATCAGCTTCAATGATTTGGGCATCGACGGCATCCATAAGATTGTCGCGGTGTTCACGGTGGAGGCCTCGGATGCGAATAATCTGACAGCAGTAGCAACAGCAAACTATTTCAGTTGATATGAACGAGAATACATTTCAATCACAGAGGACGCATACGCGCGTCAAGTTTGAACCGCTGACAGTGCATTGTCAGCTGGTTTGCCTTACCCCTCAGTCGCCGTGCGTACAGAGTATCACGGTGCTCTCGGGTTCTCCTGCATACGAGCCGGACAGGTCGCTGACACCAACCATCGTCTTCCCCGACGTGAGAGCCAACGACCCGGATAATGTCTTCCAGCACGGAGCAGCCAATGCCAACCTGTCGCTTGACACCATCGAGTGGCTTGTGGACGAGCAGCCTATCGCAGACGTATGGACGGTGAACACTGACTACGAAATCAACACCAGCGCGACAGACCTCAGAGGTGCCTTGACCATCAAGAAGAACCTCGCTGCATCCGCCAAGGCTGTGCTCCACTTCAGAGCCAAGTTCCTTGACTGGCGCACAGGCATCGCCTACGCTGTGGAGAGTGACGACATCGCCCTCACCTGCACAGACAAGGGCGAGGACGTCTATACCTGCTCGGTGGATAAACCAAGTGTCGAGTATGACCCCCTCTTCGACGACCTCTTGCTCTATGAGCACAAGGTGGCCAGAGGTATCGCTGTGACAGGCACGAGGTCTGACTATGTGACAGGCAAGTGCTATGAGCAGAGCGTCAACGTCTTGCTCTCTCTCGGCACTTCGCAGATAACGACGCTCCAGAACGACATCACCATGCGTGTGGTGAAGCTCGGACAGAGCACGGCACTCACTCCAAACAGCGAGGCGAGTCCGGAGCTTCTGCTTGCCACCTTCCCTACGGTCAAGTTCGACATGAGGATGATCGCCAAGGCAGAGTACGAGGTGCAGTTCTTGAAAGGCGGAAATATCATCGCCAGAGCCACGATTGGTCTTCACACGGCTACTACCATGCCGACCTTCGGAAAACCTCTCAGAGCGGCTGATATAAGCCCCTCGCAGGACGAATACTTCAACTCCGTGCTCTTGAACTTGGAGGACAGGCTCGTGGAGTACCCCGAGTGCTATTATCTGATAGAGTGGTTCACGCAGGCGAAGTACAATGATAGCGGCACATGGAAGTACGCACAGGCCAAGACGTGGCAGAGAGGTGTCAACCTTGCTGCAGCAGTCAAGGACCTCGGAATCGGTGTGACGGTGAATGACAGCTTCTTCGACCTGTGGTTCAACCTCGATGCCCATGACGCAAGAGAACTGATAACGGATGAGGATGGCTACGTCCTTACCGATGAGAACAACGAATTTCTGATAGACTGATATGTTGTATAGTATCATTGACGCAGCGTTAGGCGAGGTGTACGGCTTCAAGCCAGCCCTCCACAAGACCATCGTCAACGGCACGAAGATGGTGGTCAACGAGAATGAGTTACGGCTTGTCAACAATGACATCGAGGAGGCCGCAAGGACTTTGCAGGGTGTCGTGATGAGTCAGGCCGAAGTGGTTAACGAAATAAAAAGATTAGAACGAAATGAGTAGAGCAGGTGCGGCTTTCTCCGTCCGCTTCCTACGAAACGGAGACCAGGTAATTGTCACGCGCAACATCATCAACAGGAACGGAGCTGGTGCAGCCCTGTTCCAAGTCGTTGACCCCAACAGCGGTGCCGTAAGCCCCGACTGGGATGCGACAGGCAAGACAGGTGATGCGCAGACTGCGGTGCTCAATGCACAGCCCATCATCCAGCTCGGAGTACGGTCGAGTGCCGGCTATCCTGCTGAGATAACGGGTGTGAACTGGGCTTATGACGGCACGACGTTGAACTTCACGCTGAACGGCTCGACATGGGTGACGGCATCCAATGACAGCAGGTTCCAGGCGCGTATCAACGGCCAGTATTATGAAATGAAGATTGTGGGCAACCTCGCTTCGGCACAGGCTATCGCTAACAAGCAGATAACCTATGAGGTGAGCTACATCAGCAACTCTTACACGGACAGTGTGAGGGGCAGCGTCGATGTGCTCATTCAGATGGCAGGCAGCGACTCGCATATCCTTCAGATTACGACTGACAGGGTGGAGCTTGACGAGACCCATACGCAGGCCACCCTCACGGCAGTCGGCATGTATGGTACGGATAACGTCACCATCGGCAGCAACGGCTACACGATAAAGTGGTACCAAGACGGCACGGAGATCAGTGGTCAGACGGCAAGCACGTTGACCGTGACGAGGGCTATGGTGGAAGGTGGCAGCATCTTCATCGCCAAGCTGTTCTTGAACGGCAATGCTGTGGCACAGGACAGCCAGCGCATCAACGATATTGCCGACGAGTACCAGATTGCCTACACCCCGTCCAATGCAGGCAGTAACTACTGCGGTATCGGGCACAACGCTGTCTATACCCTCTCTGTGACGAAGAACGGCAATGCCTACGCGGGCAACGTGTCGTATGCCTGGCAGGTCTTCAATGCCATCGGAGAGTGCAAGAAGAGCGATGGTGTCGGTGCCACGGTTACGGTGACTCCGGACTACTGCCTCGTGGGCACTGGCGAAGGTGCATATCATGCCGATGCAGATGTGCAGGTGACAGCAGATTTCTAAACTCCTAAATAACAGGTATTATGAGTAAAAGTTTGATTAACAAGCCCTACGTTCACCAGATGAGTGACAGCAACTCCATCTTCGGGAACTTTGGCGGAGCGGTGGCCCAGATGACCATTGATGAGTTCCGCCAGCACCTCAACGACAACGATGAGGAAGTATTGAACAACCTTGCGTTCTACATAGACGTGAACAAGGCATCAAGCCTCGGTTCCACCCGTGTAGATGTAGGTGGTAACATGCACATGCGCCAGCTTTGGGAAGACTCTGCTGTAAGTATTCTCATGGATAAGAATGGCAACTACTGCGAGCTGAACAGGAACGACAACCGCTACACAGCGGAAGGCGACTACCTGTTGCAGAACGACGGGACGATTATCTCGACCTATGCGAACTGCGACTTCATGAAGATTATCCCTCAGACCTACGGACGTGTTCAGACGGTGACGGTCGGTGCCACCACCATCGCAAGGCTGTGGCTGTCTCTCGTTCCGCTGCCTGGCGGTTACATCATCCCTCAGATGGTTGTCGGCAAGTTCAAGGCAAGCGTTGTGTCGAGCGCCCTGCGAAGCCTCCCCGGACTGGTGACTGCTGACAGCAACACCATCAATGCGTTCTGGACGAAGGCACAGGCAAGGAGCAAGAACCACGGCTTGGCGAACCTCGACTTCCGTAACCACCTGCTGTTCCACATGATGGCGAAGTATGCCTATCGTGACTCTCAGAACTGCAAGGGACAGGACAACACACCTATCTGGGGTGTCGGTCTCGACGGAACGGAGAACAGCGGAGGCTTCGACGGTCAGAAGAACATCAAGACAGGTATCGTCCTCAGTCTCGGTGACTATGACGGAAACGTGGCCACCACGGATGCCAACAGCAACACTTGCCATTGTGTCAACGTGGCAGGCTTCGAGAACCCTTGGGGTCAGAAGTGGGAAATGGTACAGGGTCTCTGCTCTGTAGGCACTGATGTCTATTG